ATTCGTGCCGGGTTGGCTGCGAACATTGCCACGATTTCGGGCTTGCGTGTTGCTGCGGAGATTCCCGACAATCCGTCACCACCTATCGCGGTGATCGCGCTGAACAACGTGTCCTACGATTTGGACTTTAACCGGGGCATGACGCTCTATAACTTCACGGTGACACTGATTGTTGGTCGTGTGGCTGAACGGGACGCACAGCGCAAACTGGACGCTTATGCGGGTAACGGGGAGCGTTCGATTAAGACGGCGGTTGAGTCGGATCGCACATTGGACGGCGCGGCTTTTGATTGTCGTCTCTCTGAAATGTCAACGCTTGGTGCGCTAAACTTAGGTGAGCAAACATATCTCGCCGCAGATTTCGCAGTTCAGGTCTACGCAGAATAATGGAGAAATAAAAAATGGGTAAGTTCGTATTGACCAGCGTTACCACGTCCATAAATGGCGTGGACTTCAGCGATCACTTGGCCAGCGTGGCTCTGGATTTGTCAGCCGATGAGGTTGAGACCACGGCCTTCGGCGGTTCGGGTTTCCGCACTCGTGTCGGTGGTCTAAAGGATGCCAGCATCACGCTTTCTTTCCACAACGATTTTGGGTCGTCTGGTTCTGAAGCTGTTGACTCGACGATTTACAACCTTTACGGCAGTAACGCTACGGTTGTTGTTCGTCCCACGTCGGGCAGTGTGTCGGCCTCTAACCCGTCTTACACGGGGGTGTTCCTGGTATCGCAGGTAAACCCGATTAGCGGAAGCGTTGGCGATCTTGCCACTCGCGACTTAACGTGGCCTCTTGGTTCTGGCACTGCTGGCATCGTGCGGGGTACTGCGTAACCATGAATCCTATAAACCTACTCATCACTTTCGTTGATGGAACGAGCCGTGAAGTCACGGCGATTGTCTCTGACCTTATGGCGTTCGAGGACAAGTTTGACAAGAGTGTTGCCGATTTCCAGAAGGGTGTGCGCCTGTCTTGGCTGGTGTTCATTGCGTGGAAGGCTGAGACGCGCACGAAGGCCACGGCACTCGAGTTCGAGGCTTACGCTGAAACGATTGCTGGCGTTGAGGTTCCGACAGTAAAAAAATAGCGGGTCTCGGCGCATCGTCGGTTCACTGGAATCTTGCTGTGATTGCGTGCGAGACGGGCATTAGTCCTCGGGAGCTTGTGCAGTTGTCGCCGCGAATGTTGTGGACGATGGAACGCTATTTGATTGCTAAGCATAACCCTAAGCGGTAGGCGGTAAACTTGGCTTAGGGAGTTTGCCATGATTAAGTACGATTACAAAACTGAGGGTATCCGTCAGTTGACCGATACTCTCAAAAGTGTTGATCCGAAACTGTACGCAAAATTTCGCGCGAATCTTAAAGACAAGGCTGAGACGATTGCCGGGCGGATTGAAACGCAACTAAACGGTGTCGTCGTGCCGTTGTCCGGAATGAGACCAATCACTCCTATGCAACGCAATCTTCGCTTTGCGGGTGTAATAACTAAAGTTCAAGTTCCAACAAGGTTCAACAAAAAAGGTGTGTCTTCGTTGGTGAATATTATCGTAAGCACGCCGCCGGGTTCACCGGGTTTTCTTGCCATTGAGAAGGCTGGGGCGAAGGGGCCTGCCGGGCAGTCTGGAACTGGACAGGCCGCAAATCTTATTGCTGTGATAACGGACAAGTTTGGCGTCTTGAAAGGTTCGGGTAAACGCCAACAGCGCGGCCTCTCATGGGCGGCTTTTTATCGACACAAATTGGTTCTCGTGCAGGCGGCGAAAAAAGTTGTTGAAGAGACTGAGAAAGAGTTGTCGGACAGGATGGCTGCCTAATGGCTATGAAGCTGAGCATTGTCTCACTGTTTGACCCGAAGGGTATTCGTCAGGCGACTTCTGGGCTGGACAAGCTCGGTAAGGTTGCGGGTGGTTTTGGTATCGCGGCGGGTGCGGCGTTTGCGGCTGCTGCTGCTGGGGCTGCCGTTTTCGCGGCTCAGTCTTTGAAGGCTGCCGCTGATAGTGAAGCGGTGTCGCGTTCGTTGCAACAGATCGCAAAAAACTCGGGTGTGTTTGGTGATACTGCTCAGGCGGTTAAAAAGTCCACCGATGAGATCATGAAGTACACCAAGAGTCTTTCTAACTTGGTGGGCATTGACGATGAGATTCTGAACTCGATTGTTCGGGGTTGGTTGGCTGTTCCTGAGTTGGCGGGTAAGGGTGTTGATGGTCTAAAGGATTTGGTTAAGGTTGTCGCGGATGTGGCTGCCGGTACTGGTAAAGACATCACCGCCATTGGCATGATTTTTACGAAGGTTGCGGGTGATGAGGAAACGGCGATGAGCAAACTTGCTCGCGCCGGGATCGTTCTCTCCAATGCTCAAAAGAAAATTTATGCTGACACGCTTGCCACGAATGGGGAGATGGCGGCGCAGGATTACCTGATCCAGACGCTTGGTGAAACGTATGCGGGTGCGGCGGAGGCTGCCGCTAATCCGTTTGATGTGTTAACGCAGAATGTTCAAAACTTGCAGGAGGAGCTGGGAACGTATCTTCTTCCGGCTTTGCAGACGTTTGTTGAAGAGATGCGTGCGTTTATTGAGAAGCATGGCCCTGACATGGAGAAAGCGTTTGAGGGTCTGGGCGAGTTTGCTATGGATGTTGTTGACGCGTTTTTTGCGTTCTCTGGTTGGGTTGCGGATAATCCTGGTATCTGGAATAGCATTGTTGCCGGTTTGGCCTTGGTGGCTGGGGCGATGGCTGTTGTGAACGCTGTGATGTATGCGAACCCGGTTGGCGCGGTGATTGGGGCGATTGTTGGTGTGATTGCGTTGACGGCTTTTGTGGTTACTGAGTGGGACAGGATTATCAATTCGTGGGCTGGCGGTTTTCAGATTTTGTTGGGTGGCATTTTGGGGATTTGGGAAGGTTTCGTTAATTCACTGATTGACGGGATCAACGGTGTCATTGATCTGATTAACAGTCTTGGTGGTGATATTGGCAAGTTGGGTAAAGCCGATTTTGGTGTTAACAAGATGATTTCCGAGGGTATTCGCAGGCAGGATTCGCAGGGGTTTGGAAACCCTACTGGGCAACGTCTCCCTGTAAGGCCTCGTGGCCCTATGCCTTTTGCTGAGGGTGGAATTGTGATGGGGCCGATGGTTGGCCTGGTTGGTGAGGCGGGGCCGGAGGCTATTATTCCGTTGGATCGCATGGGCAAGATGGGCGGCGGTGCAACTTACAACATAAACGTCCAGGCGGGTGTTGGTGATCCGCAGGTTATCGGCCAGCAGATTGTGGCTTACATCAAACGGTATGAGAAGGCTTCTGGCCCTGTTTTTGCGGGGGCCTAATGCTCGATTTGAATGTTACGGCTGCCCTTGAAACTACAACGGGTTTTACGTTAGACACTGACCAACTGGACACTGGTGTTCTTGGTTATTTGGAAACGTCTATCGCGGCGAAGGTTCGGTCAGCTTCGTGGGGTCGTGGCCGTAACTCGTTTTTCGACAATTTTAGTGCAGGGTCGGCGACGGTTGTTTTTGATAACCGTGACAGGTTGCTTGACCCGGTGAACACGTCGTCCCCGTTGTATGGGGAGCTGTACCCTGGTCGCGGTTTCACCTTGTTTCTGTCTCAGGGTTTTTCTACGGCGACAGTGTTTTCTGGCTTTGTGGATTCGTGGACGTACGATTACACGCTCGACGGTGATGCGACGGTGACTGTCAATGTGATTGACGCGTTCAGTTATTTGGGTAGCAAGATTATTGGGTCGATTAGTGCTCCGGCTGAGTTGTCGGGTGCTCGGGTTCGCCGCGTGTTGGCGAGTATTGGTTGGCCGGTTTCGAGTCAGGCCGTTGATAACGGGTATTCGACGTTGGCGGCTGAGACGATTACGGATGTTTCTGCGCTGTCATATTTGACGAAGGTTGCCGAGTCTGAGTTTGGTCAGTTTTACATGGACCGTTTGGGCACGCTGACGTTTAAGTCTCGTAATGCTGTTTCAGTGTTCAGCGATATTCGTGTAACGAATGTTGTGGGCGATGTGAACAGTACGGCGAGTGATGTGACGTTCGATTATTCGTTTGACCGAATGTTTAATAGTGTGACGTTGACTAACTCGGATGTTCCGGCGACGGCGACGGCTTCTAACACTACGTCGATTACTAAGTATGGTCAGCGACCTGCTGAGTATGATGTGTTGATTTCTTCGGCCACTCAGATGCAGTCTGTGGCTAATGGCATTGTGACTTTGTATGGTGAGCCAGCGTTTATCCCGCGTCAGGTTACTTACAATTTGGAAAACTTTGACCTTTTTGTGCCAAGCGATGTCATCATTCAAGATAGAACAAAACCAGTGCTTAACTTTCGCACGATTGACATCGGCTATTTGACTGCCGCGTATTGGTTGCCTCCTGGGACTGTGGGGACGACTGATCCGATAAACATCTCTGCGTTGTTGATTAGCGGTGTTAGGTATGATGCTACGCCGGGGCTGTTCACGGCTACGATACAATTAGATTACGCGCTGGGGTACGATTCGTTCATTTTGGATGATCCAGTGCAGGGTCGTCTTGATTCAGGAATTTTGGGAGTATAAAACATGGCTGGACTTGGTTACAAGCAATTTGCTTCCGGTGAGGTTCTCACCGCCGCAAATCTTCAAGGCTACGCAGTCGACCAGAGTGTGATGGTGTTCGCTACGGCTGCCGCGCGTAACTCAGCGATTGTTTCGCCTTCTCAGGGCATGACCTGTTTCTTGAACGATACAGGTGTCATGCAAACGTATTTTGAGCTTTACAACGTGTCTACGAATGTTGGCGGCCGAGAGACGGCGGGGTGGTACACAAATACCCGTTCTGCCGGGCTTGTTCCGATTATGATTCCATCTGTGACGATTGCTACTGGTAGCGGTTCTGCAAATAGCATGGGTGTTGTGACGTTTACTGGTGCGACGAGCATTAAGTTGAACAACGTGTTTAGCGCAACATATGCAAATTACAAACTGATAATGGACGTTACGACAGGCGCGACTTCAGACAATGTTCTCATGCAAATGAAATTGGATGGGGCTGGGGCTACCAGTTATTTCCACTCTCAGATAAGGCAGTTTGCTTCTACTGTTGACGCAGCCTCGACGTCTTCTGCTTCTTCTTTCACTCTAGGAATTGCTGGCCGTTCTACCAATGCTGGTGGAAGTTTTGATGTCACAATCTTCAAGCCGTTTGTGGCTGCGAACACAAAATATAATTGCCACAATGGTGGGAACTCAACTGCTGCCGGAGAACAGCAACAAATTCTTGCGCGTGGTCGCCTGAATGACACGACAAGTTATGCAACTTTGGAAATCTTGCCTGCATCAAGCACGATTTCTGGCACGCTTTCAGTATTTGGTTTTAACTCTTAGGGATGATGATGACTGAAATTATTTTGCGGGATTTGACTTCGAAAGAAATTGCTGAGCGTGAGGCGTGGGATGCAAGCGCACATGATCGTGCCATGGAAGATGTGCGGAAGGCGCGACAGAACGCATACCAGCAAACAGCTGACCCTTTGTTTTTCAAGTTTCAGGCTGGCGAGTCAACGAAAGAAGAGTGGTTGGCTGCTCGGCAGGAAGTTGTTGACGCACACCCTTACCCCGCTAAATCAAAATAACTAGGAGAACCATGTCTAATGCTTGGGGCGGTCACGCCAACGGAAACATACCGGAAAGCGCGATGCGTAAGGTTGCGGGTGAGTTGTTTGAGCCTCGTACTGCTACGGTGATGCAGGATTTGTTGAATCGTGCCGCCGCGCAGGGTGTGACCATCAAGATCACTGAAGGCTACCGGCCTCTCGGTGTTCGCGGTGACATGAATGTGCGCAACGAGTCACAGACCGCTTCAGGCCGTTCAACCCAGTGGTTTCAGTGGGGACGTTATCAGCGTGGGGAAACGCCGGCGGCGGGTTGGCCTGGTACGTCTGTGCATGGTTGGGGTATGGCTGCTGACATTGAGCCTGGTCGCAACAACGCTACGGTGCGCAACATTGCTTCGTCACTTGGCCTTGTGTTTACGATTGGTTCGGAGCCGTGGCATCTTGCTTACAGTGGCGGCGGATCGTCGTTCAACGCTAACGGCGCACAGATTCAGGGCTTGCTAAACAAGTTTGGTTACAAGCTCGCCGTGGACGGCATTGTTGGCCCGGTGACGATGAACGCCATTGTGGACTTTCAAAAGAAAAACGGTCTTGTGGCCGATGGAATTGTTGGCCCGAAAACTATGGCGGTGCTTGAGGCTGGCCCTAAGCCGACTCCTGCGCCTGGTGGTTTGGTTGTTGATGGTGTACTCGGCCCACAAACGTATAAGGCGTTGCAAAAAGTGTTGGGTGTTTCTGCTGATGGGGTGTGGGGGCCGGTCAGCAAAAAGGCTCTTCAGGGTAAACTTGGTGTAAAGGCTGATGGTGTTATCGGCCCTGCAACTATTCGTGCTCTTCAGTCCCGTCTTGGTGTTACACAAGATGGGAACTGGGGGCCGAAAACCACGAAGGCTCTACAGGCCGCACTCAACGCAGGAAAGTTCTAGGGATGATCATGGATGAAATTGAAGATGTTATTGAGTCTGTTGTTGTCAACATTGACGGCGAGATCCGTTGTATCAACCCTAGTTTTTCGGACTCGGTTGCCGATTCTGTAACTGAGTAATGTCGTGGCTGCACCAACTCTGACCGATGTTCTTGTTGCCTGTTCAAGGCTTG